ATTGGAGAAACATTCATGTTTCCTACAATATCTTGAGAAGCGAATTGGAACATTCCTCTTTCGGATACAAATGATTTAGCAAAACCAATTGTAATTCCATAAGAAGAACATACTTTTGTATAAGATAAAGCTACTTCTTTATGAGCGATAACAATATCGTCACCAAGAACTAGATAATCTCTAAAATTATAAATTCCTACGCGAGCAGCTGCAAGGTATACCAAGAAATGGTGTACCATTGCTAATGAAGCCCATGAAGATAATGTTCCCATTGGTTGACCTCGAGTATATATATGAGAGGATACATAGTGTTGTTTATCAACGCCCATATATTTCCGCATGTATTTACGAGAAGTTAAACATTGAGACCATGCTAATGCAGTTTCTTTTCCGATCCATACTTGTAAAACTCTTTCATAGAGTTGTATTGGTATTAGATCAGTTGCAGACTTAAGATCATAAGATGCTACGAATGAATAATTTCTATTTTGAAATTGTTCCACTCGAGTAATCTGATCAAAGGTTGCATCACAAGGATGTTCAGAAAGAACTCTAAATAAAGATTTATGAAGAGGTTTCATCATCCATTGTGTAAAGAAATCTGATATGGCAAATACTCTTATTTTCCCTGCTGCTTCTAATTTAGTAGATAACTTACCTGCATATATTCTAGGAATAATATGTTCCTCAATATATGACCATGTTAAAACTACAGAATCATTATACTTATCAATAAATTTATTGACAAGTCTTTTGTCTGTTGGATAACCTGGTAAGGCTTGATAACCCTCGGGAGTTAAAAACCCCGAAGGAAATACCACGCCATCAGTTTGAATAAGTGTCTTCCAAAAAGAAGTTTTTCGAAGTAGTTTAAATGTGATTTTCCCACTCTCTAATTCTGCTCTAAATCGAGCAGCTACGGTTTCCATAAATGGATAAACCATAGATTGAGGGTTTGAGAATTCACCTGTATCTTTGGAATGTTTAAGTAAAGCAATATGATAAGCCTCTAAATTAGCGGCTTTCCCATATACTATAGCTAAAGCATCCCATACAGATCCTAAAAAGGATACTGAACTATTCGGACCGGCACTAAGGGGGAAAGGGACCTTATCCATGTGAGCTATTAACTGAGGTTGAATAGCTTGAGGATTGAAGGATTTCCAGAAAGGTGCAGTATTTAAATTCAACTCTAAATTTAATTGGTCTGTAAGACCATCAAATCGAGGAGATTCAATACTGGACAAATCTGGTTTCCCATATTTCCCTTCAAAACCTTTATAGGCATGAAGTAAGGTTAAAATTAATCTTATTCTCCCAAAATCGTTATTTCTAATGAAATTTCGAAAATAAGGGGGAAGAGATTTAGGTAATCCGTTAACAAGACGGATACGTTGACCTAACTCTGAAGTAGATTTAAGTCTAGTACCTGCAATGTATTGCAATACTACTATTGCTTGGATTTTCATCAGAAGAATTACTTGATTCATTCCTCTAAACTTTTGAATTCGAGTCATATAAGTTTGATATTTATTTATCATCTTATACCCGAAGGCTGTATAAGACAATCCTAACCATGATGCTACATCTCTGTAGTATAATGGGAAGAAAAGTTCGAAATTTCTTTCGAAATTTATCATAGATTGTGTTATATCCCAACCATCCGCGATAGAAAATAATTGAGATCGTTTAGATACCCAGTTATCAAAATTGGGTGTCCCCGAAGGGGCACTTGTGTCTGTATTATATCTCGCTAATACCGAAGCTTGAGTATCATCTGGAGTCGCTATCACTTCTAAGTGGATATCATTAGATAATGATACATCTAAAAGTTTAGTGTATTGTTTCTCCTCAAGATAAAGTAACAAGCTTTTGTTACTAGGATCTTTTAATACATATCTACCTGAAGCTCGGATCCAATTAATTTTAGAAATTAAATGGTTAATATCCGAACTAGCGGAGCTAAATAATATTAAAGAAGCTTTCATATTAAAAAGTATGGTCACGTACGTTAGCAATTATCTTAAATGTAAAGGTAATACAACTAACTACACTATATTATGGATTATACTGCAATCTTAAAGCAGTTAAAGGTTCTTCGCCCGATGGGTTGGTAAAACCCTAGAGGAGAATGTAGGACTAAATCAGAGTTACTTAAACTCGGGTATTGGTTCCGCAGAACCTCACGGTTGGTAAAGCCAGTCATTCATCTTATCAAAGGATAGCTTTAACTATCAATATTTCAACATATATAATTTGAATATATTTGTAGATAGAGACATCTAATTATAAGGTATCCACTAAAGTACGGAATATATCCAACAAACTATCTCTCTTT